ACCACTGTGGATAACCGTCCCAGTGATGATATACTGATAAGATTGAACCATCAGCAAGTCTTAAACCGATTCTTGAATTAGTTGACATAGTTGTTTGTTTGTTATGTACTTATTATAATATGGTGATAGAGGTGATACAACCACCTGTGTGCCAGTTTATAAAGTGGCAGGGTCAGAGGGCATAGACGTAGGATTTAATGATAGTTTCATTTTATCGAATACAGCAGGTGCTATTTGTGTACTATCAAAAGAGCAACTTCCATCTTCATTTTTGTTTCCTAGTTTATCGCATAATGCCTCACTTATCATTGAATACAAAAATGTATTAGTTTTAGGATTATTGACAATATAGTCAATAACCTCTAGTGTAAGGGCATCAGCAAGTTTGTCTATTGTCTCTTTAGATAAAGTCATTATTCAAAATCTCCATAATGGTCATACTGTTTTCTTCCCCTACTATAAGATTTGCCAGCAGGGTCATTCCAATCTACTATTTGCCAATTCTGACGAGTAGTTCCACAACCTAAAATGTTAAGTTGTATCTGTTCAGCAAGAAATTCAGCAACTTCTAGATTATAGTCTTTTAACCTACCTTCATTAATTAAGATATTTAATGATCTCACAATAACGTGAAATTGATCTTTGTCAATTCTCATGTAAGTAGTAGTCATTTTTCTATCTCCAAAGAATCAAGAAAGTCAACGCAATATTGAGTAAATTTCTTTACATCACATGGCGCCACTTTGGCATCATCTTCGCCAATATAATAGAATTGGTTATTGATGTTAGAGATCAAAGTAAGAAGTGCTGTTTCGTTGTTAGTGTACATTTTACGCTCCTTGATAATAGTTAACTGGATTTACTTCTTCGATTTCTACAAATTCATAATCTTGAAAGTTGTCAAAATCTGTTTCATAGTCATCATACTCGCCTAAGTCATAAAGACGCTTTGCTTCTTCTGCTGTTTCTGCCCACACATAAGCAGTTCCCCAACCGATAAACTTTTCGGTTATCTCAAATTGTTTTTTGTTCTTTGGAATTTCCATTTTTACCAATCTCCGTTAGACTCAGCAAAAACATCTTCATTCCAATGTTCTGTTCCTTTTATGATACCAACGTGGCGCATGATACCATCATAGATTTCCATGCCTGATCTTGACATTCTACCACATGAGTAATCCCAACCTAACTCGGTCAAGTTGTCAACGATAAATGAAAGTGATACTTTTTTCATAGTGTTTGTTTAATATACTTCTATTATAATATGGTCATGTAGTAGTACAACCACCTGTGTGCCACTATCTGAACTGTCTATTGTTGAAGTTTGCATAACTGAACTGTTGACGTTTGATAAGTTTGAATGTACCATACTTGTTAGACATTACATAACCCTCATGTTCATAAGGCACACTATCAAATAGACATTGAACATTCTCTGTAGTAGTGATGCCTTCCATAAGTAATTCTTTTATCTCAATTATCATATTGTATAAGTGAAATAAGTTTCTAGAGTATCCAGTATCACTTGATAACTGGTCAGCATCTAGTGATTGACCAGAGCGTATATAACTGTTGATACTTACTTTCAACTGTGGAATATCCTTGCTCTCTGGAAATCTTACAAATGGTATGATAGTCTTAGCAAGTGTGATAAGTAAACTTAATCTAAAATGTCTATTAGATATTGATGCACCTGTATCAATAAAGTGTACACCACAACTCTTAGATTCTTTATAATGAAACTTAGCATCTAACTCTTGTATGGTAGCACCAATATACTGTGTATGAGTGGCAACAATAATGTCATCAATCACACCATCAAATTTATATGTAATAGTATTGGGTGTGTGAGTATCTGAACCACCATAACCAATAAAGTCGCCTTGATATATGCCATCATTCTGTGGTAGTCTATCTAGACATATATGTAGAATCGAAGCAACTCTAGGTATATGTCCATGATTAGTTTCAATATCTGTGTGAGTATAGTTTATCTTGATTCTTCTCTTATTGAATACTGATTTAGTTCCAACAAAGAATTTGCCATTCTCAGGGTTAGTTCCATATACTATAGCAGGGGCACCATCATACTTTACTGATACCTGACTCTGTTTAGTATCTAAGAAGTTGATAGCATTGATCGCACCACGCTTACCCTCAAGTATATGATCTTCAATATGTTCTAAATGTTTGTTCTTCATACTACCATTATAACACATGGCACTAGGTTTTCAACTACCTGTGTGCCACTATATTAAATGTCACACTCTGGGTTGACAAACTTTCTATTTCGCTTTACTTTCTTTGTATTGATGTCAATTAAATCTTCTAATTCTTCTATCGAATTAGCAAGGTTATCATCATCTTTTTCTTCTGAATAATAGAACAATGCTTCACTTAGTAAGTTGAATTGTTTATCAGTTAATGTTACATTTATTTGATACATTTATCTTAAAGGTATATTGAATGACATAATAGTTCTCTCCTTATCTGATACTGAAGCAGGCGACTCATGTAATAACATAGAGGGAAATGTTAGTATCTCTCCCTCACTTACTGGAGGCGCAATCTTATTAATTGTACCATAGTAAGGGTCAGGAAATGGACTATAGAATGTAGTCGGAAAGTGCTCTTTTTCATCAAACTCAACATACAATACGCATGATATGTTTGTTAAACCATGATTATGAGCACCATGATATTGTCCTCTAATGTATCTCTGTGACCATAGTTGCCATTTATCTACACTATCGCAAGGGCAATCCCCTCTATATCTATCACTCAATAATTGTGTATAGTACTCTACTATCCCATTCAAGTCTGATGTAAGTATGTTTACAAAATCATCTAGGTAAGGCGATATAGTATTATATTTGTAGTAATCTGTTTGACACTCTACTACATCACAACCTTCAAAACTGATAAGTTCTAATAGTTTATCCTTTTTGGTATCCCACTTATCCACAGCAAACTTTGCTATGGGTATTGAGAATAGATTTAGAGATTGAACACTCATTTGTGTTTGTAGTTGTTACGTTGTTTTCTTCTAGGTTTGATGCCCTTGTCTTTTTTCAACTGTGCCTTTAACTTCTTTAAAAATTTCAAGTGATCTGGATAGACCAACTTTTGAATATCTTTTTTTGCTTGACGCTCTTCCTTACTCACTTACCTCTATGTCATCTATGTCTTGAAAAACTATGTTCTCAAGTTCTGCCTCTGTCCACTCTGTTAAATCATCAAGGAATAAATCATCTTGTAAAAATTCCTCATCATCAACTGTCATTTCAAATACCAATGCCTCGGCATCATCTAATCGTTGATTGTCCACTAGATATTCAATTCTTGTAGAGTAATGATTGTCCATTTTCTGTAAACACTTTGCTCTGATTTTGTCAATTTGTTGCATTGTTTTGAACTGGTTAGTTACATTATACTATAAAAAAGTATCGTTGTCTATTTTCTGTTAGATAACGATACCTGTGCCTCTCCTTTGTGGAATATAGTTTCCACAACACTATTGAGGCGACGCTCTGTACCAATACCAACATTGTTGTAAACTGGTACAAACATTTTACCAAATGGTTTGATGTAATTAGTGCCATTGATACAAGGTTTAAGTGAACCATTAGCAATCTTACTTGCATCATCTTTATGTAGTCTGATGACTCTACCAATGGTTTGTGCCATAGTAATTAGATCAAGGTTTCTCAATAGAATACAGGCAGATAGACCTGACACATTCATACCCTCTGATAGTATAGAGTGATGGAATAGTAGAAACTTCTTATCGTCATCTTTGCCCCACTTGTTCATTAAGTTGAAAAATGTTTTACGAGTGACTTTCTTGCCATTGATGATAGCACCATACTTTGATGTAATCCACATCACATTGTACTTACGAGCATGGCACTCACTTTGGAAATCTGTCCTAGTAATCAATTTGTGGATATTGGTAGTTGACTTTGCAGTAACCAACACTTTAGTCATACTGTCCTCATTGTCCAGAGCATCAAGAATCATAACTTTGTCAATCTCTTCTGTGCTCTGATAAAAACCAACTGGATACTTGACCGCCTTGACTTTTGGTGGTACGATATAACCTTTCTGTATCAACTCTGGGGCAGGGATTTCTGCGATAACTTGACCATACACCTTAGCATTGTTCATACCTCTCTCTTGTGATGTATGATGCTTAGGTGTAGCAGTGAAGTAAAACTTTCTTCTAGTGATGTAAGACCTACTCTTGACACTCTCAAAGAAGTTCTTTTGAACTGAATTGTGTGCCTCATCATAATATACTGTATCCGCTTCAACATCTGATTTGATTCTGTGAAGTGAGTGATATGTTGTAAAGATCAACTGATTCTTTGTACTGTTATGATGCCACTCTTGTATCTCTTTTGGATTAGTGGTAGTCTTATAGTTAGTCTCTCCACTATGAACATGAAGCACCTCGACATTATCAATCTGCTCGAGGAACTCTTCACATAACTGTTGAGCAAGTAGGATTCTAGGAGCAACAACCACAATAGTCTGTGGTATAGGCATACTGAATCGCCACTTAGCGTCCATAATCATACACATTGTCTTACCGCCACCTGTGGGTACAAGAACCTGACCCCACTTCTGTTGCATGATCTGAATTATATCTGTTTGGTGGTCACGAAGTTGCATGATGTATTTGTTTCAATAAACATATTATAGTATAAAAAAACCCTCTGTGTAGAGGGTGTGTGACAGTTATCCAACTGGAGGTGGAGCACTCGTGCCACCAAATTCTTGTGGTATAGCGTCCATGTCAAATTTCTTCTCTGCTTCCTTAAGTTCAAGTTTTCCTTTCAAGGCATTGACCTCTGCAATAAGTGTCTTAATATCTTCTTGTTGTTTGAACAAGGCGGCATTTACCATTGCCTCTAGTGTAGTCAATCTCTCATCAAGATTACCAATAGTCCTCATTGATGCTTGTAGTTGCTTCTTTAATCTGTCAACAGTTGTTTGTTTTGCTGCCTTCAGTGCTTCTGTATCCGCTGTTAGTGAATCGTAAACCATAATTATTCTTTTTAGTTATTTAGAGCGATGAATTTAGAGATAGATATGCAACACATAAATGAGAGCATGACTACCACATCATAAGATTTAACCTTTGCATAGAAAGGAATACTCAATAGGCAAGATGTCAAGTGTATCATTGTTCCTACTCTTACTGATAGATGTAGTATAACAAAGTATGCTACAATAACAAGTGATGAACCTAATATCCTACCTGTAGTTAGTACCTTAAGCATGATTATCTCATGTAGAGATAACCGCCTGCCCAATCGCAGTTAGCATACATATACTCACGTTGATTAATAATTCTCATATCATATCTAACGTGTTTAGCAGGTGCTTTCCATGAAGCAGGTTTGTAAACTTCTCCTGTCTTTTTGTCAACAAAAGCGTGTACCCCTGCACTCTCATATTTGCCATTTCTAAAATCATTCTGTATGATTTTGTGGTACTTCTTACCTGATGAGATAGTAAACTTGATGCACTCCTCATCATTCTCTATCTTGTTTATTCTCTCTTGTAGATACTCGTCAGTAGCACCAGACATTGCTTGATTATCCATAGCAGAGCGTAATGAATAATTCCTGTACTGTGCTTCTAGGCATCT